CTCAATATACATCGACATTTTTAGAATGGTTTGCGGGGGATTTTTACTGTAAAAACTGTTATCCATATGGGAAAGAATGGAGGGAATTAGAAAATGAAAACTGAAGAAGAAATACTTGCGAAGCATAAGGAAAATTATAAAATTTTCCTTGCGAATCATTTAGAAAATTATGAAACTTTCAATCTTTATTATAACATTCTAATGGTTCTGTTGGTAATTTTTTCGTTAAATTTGCTGCTGGCGGTAATCATTCAAATATTATAAAACAGCATGAAACCTAAAGATAAAATAAAAGAATATAATTTAAGAAATAAGGAGAAAGCATGAAAACTGAAGAATTTAATTTAAGCGATTGTTTGATTGATAATCAATTTACTATTAAGAATTATAATGAAGAAATCATAGTAAAATCCAAGATTAAAGAATTCATTAGATTGCTGGAAAGTCAGATTAGTTTTTGATTGTTCCTGCAGGGATTGCAGCCATGCGAATGAAAGAGAATTGGAAAAATCAGCAGGAGAGAAATTAATATGAAAACTATAACTGATGATGATGGAATAGTGTATCAAGAAGCATCCTATAAAGAATATCTAAATGCAACAAACAAACATAGAATAGTAAAGACTTTAGACAGCCAATATTTTGTGGAGATAGAAAAATGAAAACTGAAGAATTTAAAAAAGAATATTATTTAAGAAGTAAGGTGAAAGCATGAAGACTAATTTCAAAGATATGAAGCAAAGATTATCAAAAACTTATGAAAGAGGTTTAGAAAAAGGATTCAGAGCAGGTTATAAAAAAGGTTATAAAATTGGAAAGGAGGATAGCCTTGAAAAAGTAGAATATTATATTTACAAATTACTTCACAAAAATAAAGTTATATTCGGATATAAAAAATGAAATGCCCAATACATAATTTAGAACAGATAAAACGAAAGAGGATAATCTAAATGCAAAAGGAGGTTAAACAAAATGGACACAAATGAATTCATGGGCGATTATCTTACGCCATCATCATGCAATGTTAATGATATTGTAGAGATTGTTGGAGAAGGAATAAAGCAGATGGGGCGGTTTGGAAGGGAATTAGCTGTGCCTGTATTATTGGGGGATAGAAAATTAATCTATAATCCGAATAAGCGGGCTATTGCATTATTCAGAGCTAAGTTCGGAGCTGACAGCAAACAATGGGTCAGCAGGAAGTTTCAAGTCAGCTTTGGCGAATGGAATAATAAGAAATATATCGTACCTAATCCTTTAGTCTAATGACGCCATACAAGATTATTTCACTTCTTTTGCTTTTTTTTAATTTTGATTAGAGCAGAGCATTAAATTATTTTAATCGGCAGATTGACAATCATATCTGTATTTTCAGTAGCCCCTGTCTCTACTTCAGTTCCTGTTGTCTTAATTCTTGTTTTAGGGTCGTGATAGAATGTTGTTGTTTCTCCTGCTTGATTTCCAATCTGAATCTGAACTCTGAAGACGTCATCTTTTTTCAATACTGTTCGAGGAACGTTTAAAGTAATCATCTGCCGTCTTGTTGTCCCGCCTGATACTAAAGCACCTGAAGCAGAAACTAAATTTGATACAACAGCACCAGAAGCGATAAGGGCTACTGTTGTAGTCCCGCCAACTGACGCAGGAGAGACGCAGGTATAAGTGACAAAGCAATTTCCTTCAATAATTATAGGCTTCAAAAATCTAACGTCAAAATTAGTCGTTGAGCCGCCTGATACTCCTGTGCTGATCTTCCCAGCTGGAAAGTCAGAAGGCAATAGAGCATAATTAGCGACGTTAGAACCCGTGCTTCCATTGTAGAAGCCAGCACCATAGAGAGTAATATAGCCTTTTCCTGTTGCTGTGTCTGAAAGTGAAAGTGAAACTATCTTGTTGTCTGCTGTCGTCTGATAGACATTCGGAACTGCCATCTAAGTGGCTCCAACAAATGTTTTCCAATCATCATCTTTTATTATCGCTAGATTACGATTGACATGATCATGAAGAACATTCATTTTAGTCTGCGCTTCGGCTAGGTTAAAGAATGTAGAAGGGTCATAAGCAATAGCTAACAGTGCGGCATAAGAAGCGGCTGTGTCTTCAAGTATCTTTTTCTTGTCAGATGAATAACCTGAATATCCAGCAGTTAAATCCACTCTGGCAGTAGCATTAATAAGCGCCTCTGCGGCATCAGAGAATCTTGTCAAGTTAGTTTGTGCATTAACTCCTGTAAAGAATGTAGAGACGTTTGCCCCTGCTTTTTCTAATATTGCCCCTGATGCTGCAAACGTGAATGGCATTATAATTTATCCTTCAAAGCACGAATTGCCTCTTTTAACTCAATGACGGCGAGATAAAGAGAATATTCGCCGTCAGTCAGCTGTAATTTTTCATTAACTTTGTTTATTCTTTCTACGTCCATCGTGAAATATTAAGCTGCCCAAAGTTTAAGTATTTTCTTGTTTGCATACCAGCACGCTCTTATGATGCTTTCAGCGGGATGGTTGTAAGTTGAGCTGATTTTAAATCTATTTGAATTATCATCATATTCAAACCTGCACGATTTCAAACTCTCTCTTATTTCTGCATCCTTCAATAGTTTTACTTTTCCCTGCTCCATTAAATAAAGCAGATTAGTATACAAATCCTCTTTCAATATTCTTCTCTTCTTTTTCTCATCCCTATCAAGAGGGCGTGAAGCATTATTCAAGGCAATAGTCTTACCTGACGTTTTGAGGCTGCTCATCAAGCCGGAAAATACTCCAAAGCCGACACCCCCGTCATCAACGTAAATAACTTTGCTTTTGTATTGGCTGTCAAGAGATATGATCTTATCTGTCATTTCAGTTGTCAGCAGCTTTGAAGTTATAATAAATTCAACCTGCTTTAAAATTTCGTTGTGCTTGTCAAAAATAGATATTGCTCCTTCGTCGCCTCCAAGAGCGGCTGGGTCTACGCCAATAGAATAATCCCCCTTGACGGCGCCAGCTCTCCGCTCTTCTGTCTGGCATTGTTTAATCAAGCTGTCAGGAAATATCTGCCTCAGCTTATCTGATGGGATGGCAAGATACTCCTGCATGTATAGTGCGCTGGTTAATCTCTTTTTCTCTTTATCTAAATAAGCAAGCATGATGCTCCTTAACGGCTCTTTTCTTTTCTCTGCAACTTCTTCTGCATTTATTCTGAATACTTTAAAATCAGGATCAGATAATCTCTCGTAAACGTAGCCCTCTGTCTTCCAAGCTGTTCCCAATAAGTGCATGTCTCCCCCCGTAGTAAGAAGCATGGGAGTAATAGCGGCAAAGGCATCTTCCGGTATCAGCTCCATCTCTTCAAACACTATGCGGGTCAGCGTATGCTGTCTTGCACCGCTTCCTGTCTCTCCTATTGGCTCTGTGCGGATAATAGAGCCATTGCGCAGGTGAGCAATGGTTTTAAGAACTTTCTTGGAGCCAGCTTTAATTAATGCTCCTGGATTCTTCTTTTCAATGTATTTAATTATCTTATTATATAAGCCAGAAGCCTGCCTCTCCACACCTGAACATATCAATAAGTGCGCATTAGGTGTGGAAAGCAGATATTCCCCCTCAAGAATAGAAATAATCTCTGATTTGCCTATCTGACGCCCCCCCATGATAATCAGATTGCCTTTCTTTACGGCGAGAACTTCCTTCTGCCATTCATCCAATGTGATATTCATGTTTTAGGAGGGGCTGGAGCAGATTTATCTGCAGACTCTTCTTTCTTTAATCTATCATAGTTATTAAGTCCGTAGAGCATATAATCTAATGCAATGTTAAAATGCCTTATGCATAGCATCTTGTTGATTATTGCCTTATTGCCGCAGCAGATTATTACGCACGCTGGCTTAGTCTTCTTATTGCAGTGTGCGCAATACGCTTGTTTGTATTCATTGAGCTGTGCTTTCATCATTAACTTTTAATGTGTTCTCTATAGCTTTCTCTTCTTCTTTTACTTTCTCCAAGTAATCCGTTCGTATTTCTCCTTCTTTAGAATGCCATAATAAACCATTGTCACGTTTAATTACACCCATCTCAACTAATTCCAGAATGTATTGCAATGCTGTTCTATGGCTTATTCCATGCTTCATGCAGATTTCATTTAATAATTTACGTTCAGAAATAGTGTCATCAATTTGAGCAGATTTAATAAAAGTGTTTCTTAACATATTTAGCACACTCGCTCTCTTCTGTGTTGCGTCCATCATGAGAGAGCGTTGACAGGGTATTTAAATATTTATATATAAAAAAAACCCCCCATATCTCTCTATAAATACTCTCTCTCTACCGCATCCCATACACCACAAAGCTCTGGGTAGAGCTTACGGGAAGCGAATTAACAAGCACTGCAATGCAGAAAAGGTTGTATATACTCTCACGCTTAACACCTTCAAACCACCCCCGCACACAATCATGTGCGTTGGATTCCATTTAATGTTCTTTTAAGTGTAGATAATGAAGTTAATTGCTGTTTATATTTATTGTGGTAATCTCTACGCATTCAAGAGCATGTTACACGTGCTCTTGTGCTTAGAGATGAACGATTAGTATTCAATTCATCTCATCACATTCAACGCCGTTCTGCTGAAGCAGCGGCGTCAAGAATGCGGGACGGTATGGGCGTCGTGTACGGATGATGAGTAGTGACTATGGCAATTTGCATGAGCAAATTGCCCCCCCTCTCTCTCCCCCCACGACGACAATATCCCCCCCCCCTTACGCCGTACTTTAACAGGCGTTGAATGACTAAAGAGGGTATTTAAGCTTATCGAAAGGTTTAAATAGTCATTACTGTTGAGTAGTTACGAATTCTATCGACGGTAAATTGAATTCTATCGTCGGTAAATGCGATACTTAGGGGGGAGACTTTTAGAGGGGGGTGGAGTTCAAGCAGAAATTTTATTATATTTTATACTCCTGCATTGATAGGAAGTTTTGATGCAGGAGAACTCGCATTGCACAATAACTCATCAGAACGCAATGCATTGCAACGCATTCTAAAGAGATAAACTTAACGGTTAAATTAAAATAGTCTAGTCAGTGTTATTATTAATGCCAAGATATGATATAGGAAATGCAGTCGCTTCTGATATGACTAACAAGGTTGATTCTTATGCTGTATTGCCTATGATTACTGATGGAGCAGTGAATCAAGAGGAGACTGAATGGAGCAACTCACGATGGAGTCAGCAATGGGCTTACTTCAATAAAATATCTGAATTGAAATCTGCTTTGCTGATGAAAGCAATATGGCACGTCGGCAAGGGCTATACCACTGATGAATTAACGCAGATAAAATTAAATAGAATCTTTGGCTGGGGAAAAGATACTTTTGACGATATTCTTTTTAATGCATGTCTTGTTAGTTTCATCGGCGGAGACAGCTATACGGCAGTCATGAGAGATGATGCTGGGAATTTAATTAATCTCAAGCCATTAAGCCCTGATACGATTAAAACTATTGTCGGGCGTGATGGAATAATTCTAAGATATGAACAGCACTCAAGGCTGCCCGGCGGCAGAATAACTAAGAAAGAATTCAAGCCGGAACAAATCTTTCATATATCAAATAATCGCCTGGCAGACCAAATACATGGTATTAGTGATATTGATTCTATTGAAAAGATTATACTTGCTGACGCTGAAAACTTTGATGATATGACAAAGGCAATGCACAGGCAGGTAATACCTTTTATAATTTTTAAATTGAAGACAGATGACCCTGTAACAATAAGAGAAATTGCAGATTTAATTGACAGCAAGATAATCAGCAAGAGAGAAAATTTGTTTATTCCTGACGACGATAATATTATTTCTTATGAGGTTGTTCAAATAAACCCAAGTGCTATTATAATGCAGTGGCGTGATGATTTAAGAAATAAGTTTTACCGTTCTGTTGGACTGCCGCAGATTATATTCGGTTCGTCGGGTGCAACTGAATCAGGCGGGAAGATTGAATACCTTGCGCATGAACAGGTCTTTGAAAAAGCACAGAGGTATCTTGAGAAGCAGATAGAAGCGCAGCTCGGCTTGAAGATTAATCTTATTCCGCCTGTAACTCTTCTTGAGAATTTGCAGACTGATGAAAAAAAAGATATTGGCGGGATTGGCTTTCAAACTAATGATATTACGGCAGGGAGCGGCAAATGAGCAAGCC